CAAATATAGGCGCAGTTGAACCCATAGCAATAAAATCTATTTGAGAACCTACAGGTATACTTAATGCAGGTACTGTAATAGTAGCACCATCTGTAAATAAAAGAACTTTTCCTTTATCTTCATTAGCAAGTGTATAACTAAGAGTACTTATAGTTTTTAGGTAATTTACCCCACGCATCCTATCTACTTTTGGATAGTCACGTGTTTTGGTGGTAGATAAACTCATTTCTTATCGTATTTATTTTTATTTGTTTTAGCAACTTTTAAAGCTGTATCAGCTTTTAACTTTTCAATCTTTTCTTTAGATTGAATTTCTTTTTGTTTAATACTTAACTCTTCTTTAGCCATAGATTGCTCCTTAGCTATCTTCATTCTTTCAGTTTCAAGTTTCATCTTTTCCATAAAAGATTTAGAAGCTTCAGCTTGTTGTTTTAATGCATGGTCAGCTATTTCCATAGGGTCAGGAATTAAATTCTGATTTAAATCTAAATCTTGTTGACGTGCATATACTCCAATTTCTGCAACTTGAATTCTAGTTTGATTATTTGTATCTGCAATATACTGTTGTAATTGCATATCTTCTTGATGCATTTGTTGTTTAGCAGCAATCTCTTGTTGAGCCATTTGAGCTTGTTGTTGTTGAGCTTGTTGAGCTTGTTGAGATTTTTGGTCGTAGTATTGTTTAAGAGTAGCACGAATTTCAGATACAGACTCAGTACTATAAATATCTGCAATTTGATGGAATGCCATTTGATCATTTTGAAGAGCAAACTTCATATGTTCTTTCATAGCTTGGAACACTTCCATGTCCTTATTATCATCAGTTACAAACACTCCATAATCTGCATTATTAAATTCTTCTCCATCTACTTGAAACATTACAGTTTGTAAATCATCTGTTACATATTGTAATGTTTTACTACCATCTTTATATACATCTTTAGCTACTTCAAGTAAAGCTTCACATACATCTAACTTAGTTAAGTTATGCATTCTAAATAAGTCTTCAGTAACTAAAGAAGATTGAGTAATACTTCTTTCTACATTACCTACTAATTCTTGATTAGAAATAGCACCTAGACGTTGTGGAGGAACACCTGCAGTATTTTGAATCTTACGTTCAATTTCCTGAAGAAGAGTAATATTGAATTGAATGTAACTACCCATCTCAAGATTTAACTCTTTATTCTGAGTAGACATGTTCTGATTAATACCCATACGCTTGTTACCCTCATTCATAGAGTTAACAAATCCTACACGCATTGCACGAGCATAATACATCCACTTATCTATCTCCCAACCATCAGGTATCATAGATACATCTAATAAGGCAATCTTACCCATATTAGTAGCTAGTGCTAATTCTGTATCATACCAAATAATAAAGTATAAATAAATCCATGGAACTAAACGGTCCATTAGTGAAGTACTTTGAGTATTAGTAGCAGAACACATTCTACCAAAATAACCAGACTTACATTTAGACATATTATCCATAGACCTAAATTGTTGTGGTCTACGACGTATCATTGGTTCAATGTACATATCCATTCCAATACGCACACCTTCCCAATATTCAGATACCCAATACCACTCTACTCTTTGTGTAGGGTCTTGTTTATCCCATTTAAAACTTTCATCAACTGTAAAGCTTTGCTCTTCTCCAGTTTGTGGGTCAATGTAATAAAAAGTACCTACCTTTCTAAAAGACTTCCATCTAACTCTGTATACCGGAATTCTATCAATAAAACTCTCTTGGTTTTGAAAGTGATAGATTGTTTCTACTTCTTTAATAGTAAGAGGATTGATTACCTGGTTTCCAGGAATACCACTAGGATAATAGTTCTCAAGCTCATCAATTTGTTCAGGAGTAAGTACCTCATAAAACTCATCAATGATTTGATTAACTGTTAGATAATTTTCTTCTAAGATTTGGTCACATTCTTCAATAGAATCATTATTCTCACCAATCTTAAAAAATATTTGTAAAGGATTAACACGAATTACTCTAGCTTCTCCAGCTACTTCTTCTACTCTATAAAATTCTTCTCCTGCAATTAACCAATCTTTCCACCCTGCAGCAAACTTATCTTTAAGTCTTTCGTGCTTCTTATAATAAGTTAAAAACTTTTCAGCTGTAATTTCACGCATATCTTTAGCAGACATTTGTGAAGCTTTAATTACATCTTCAGGAGTAGGAATTTCTTCAGGTTGCTCACCTCTAGCTTCAGCTTCTTTAGCTGCCATCTGAGCATCTTGAGTTAAATACTGATATAACCCTTGAACTATAGCTTGTTTTATCTTTTCTTCTTTATCTGTAACTGCAGTATCATTAACTACTCTTACAATAGGATTAAAGAATCTTTTATGTTCTTCTCCAAACAATACATTGAAGATAGGAAATAATACATCATAAGGTTGTAAAGTAGCAGGTAACTGAAATTTATTAGGTTGATTTTTACCTAAATTAAAAGGATTAGTTATATGCTCAAAATGAGTAATATCTATCTTATTATTTAATAAGTCATAATTTCTTTTGCGCTCTGTTACAGAACGTCTTCTTTGGGAATCTTTACCTTTAGTAGATGCAATAATTGCATCAACGCATTTGTGCTTCCACTCAAGAGTTTCCTTGACTGAACGAAGCACTTTTTGCCTTGGTAATATGACCCTATCTTGATATACTACTTCCATTTGAATCTAATTAGCCTAAACTACAAACTTATTTTTTTAAATTTCATTAAACAATAGATTACAGATAATATCCTGTTCTACCTATAGCAAATTTAGAACTTTTCTGAAAACCATTTTGAAAGAACTCTTGGTCTAAGAAAGACTTAGCTTGTTCTTCTACTTTAACTTCATACTTACGCATTTCTTCTTTTTGATACAAAGCTACCATTAAAGCCATTACACGGTCAAAGTTACCATCAGGATTATACAATATTAATTCTTTTAACAATGGCTGGCATCTAATTTTATGACAAACTTTTACATCACCTTCATAAGACTTTCTAAGCCATGAATTAATCAATCCTTCTCCATACCTTTTAATCTCATTAGACATATGTATTCCATAGCCTCTATCTACAGTGCTACCTGCTACTACATCTCTAATTAACTTAGGCTGCTTAGCAAGAAGATACAATGCTCCACAAGATTCAAAATAAGTGAATACACCTTTCTTTTCATTCTCATAGAGAGCCATTGCATTATAGTATAATAATAGTCGTCTACAGTTTTCATAAAAGTCATTAGCTGTTTCAGGTCTACCTGAATATTCAGCTACAATTCTATTTGTTAAGTTATCTAAGATAATAATAGAACCTAATGAACCAGACTGAGATTTGTCATGGTCATAAGGGTCAATCCCTCCAATGTATCTACCCCAAGGAATAGCACCATTATCATCCTTAATAGGATGTTCATAAAGTACCATAGAACCTTCTACATTAGCTTCAGCTCTAAGAGGAAAATCATAAATAGGTCTATTCTTAGCATTATTCCTCCATTCAGTTTCTCCTTCAGGCGAGATGATTACATCTCCTATCCATTCAGCATCTGCCAATTTACTAGTCTCTATATTAGCAAGAGTATATTGTAAATCTTTAAGTGGGAATATGTTATTTGTTTTAGATAAAAATACTTCACTAGGTACAATAGGATTATACACAACATACTCGTCATAAGCACTAGCATCTTTAGCCAGTTTCTTCTTTTCTCTTTGTTCCTCTTCACCCAGCCTAGCAAGATGGAGATTAGTATTACCAAACTCATCTTTGTAATTTATTTTAGTGTAAGTAGAAGGAAAGAATAAAGCTATTTTTCCCCTATTCTCATAAATATCATCAAACACCAAGCAATCATACGCTTCAGGGTCATAAAACATTTTTTGAGAGGCAAGAGTTCCACCACCCACCATATCCCCACCAGTACCAATGTAAAGAGTAGAGCCAAACTTATAATTATTAAGTCTTTGAGTGTTTTCATCTGCAAAATGTGATTCAATAAGGTTTTCCCACACACCAATCTCTTCTCCTATTTTTATAGTGTTACGTCCCCCAACACCTGCTAATGGTTTATCTCGGTATACTCTAGGTTTAAAACAACTTCTAGTACCTACCATTTGCCACTTCCCGCCAACTTTCTTTTTATAATAATTCTCAACTTTCTTACCAATATTCCAAGTACCTACTAAAGTCTTAGCAAAAGGTGCAGGATAATAAATACCATTAACCTCCATACCTCCGGGATAATTATTTAATACGTCCTGAATCTTAGTAATCAAGTCATTTACATACGGAGCATTATATGCACTAAGCATAATTTCTGCAGTTTCTTTAGGAATTTCTCCAGGAGTATATTCTTTCTGACCATCAGTTAAATACTCATGCGCAGCTATGTTAGCTCCCCAATAAGATTTACCCCAACCACGTGGGCCCATAACAAGTAAGTTTTTAGCTTCCTTATTATAAAGAGGTTTACCTAAATCACCTGGTTGTCTAGTCCTAAGAAAAGACCTTATATCTTCTACATCTCCTACCTTTTCAAAACCTGATAATCCACGAGCTTCAACCCAATAATAGGCTAAATCCCATACATAATCTAAATCCCAAGGTCTATCTTTTTTTCTTTTATTCTTATCTCCTAAGACAATAGTAGCATAGTTTAAGTAATGATATAACTGTGGAGGACACCATATCCCATTTATCCACTGACCTTCAATTACTTTTTTCTTTTCTCCTCTCCAAAAGTCTAGATACCCATTACTCATTGGATGGAGTTTAGGTATCTCTTTTAAAGTGAAGTCTCTTCTATTATCCCACATTATATTTCTCCTCGTTCTGTTAAACTTTCCATACCACCTCCAAGCATAGTACCACCTTCACCTTCTTGTACTAATCTAGACATAATATCTTCATACTCTGAATACAACTTAGTATTAGACAAAAGTCTTTTCTCAATCTCATCGGCTGTCTCTGAGTTATATTTTAAAGTCTTCATATACTCAGTCTTTTCATTCATAAGTCTTTCCCACTCTATCATCTGCTTCATAGGTACAGACTTAAACATATCCCAAGCTTTAATATACTCAGACAAACTAGACCAATCAAAGTCAGGCTGTTTTAATATATCTTCAGATATAAGTTTCTGTCTTTCTGAATCAGATAGAGCTCTATACTTAGAGTCAAAGTCTACATAATAGGCAATAGCCCACATCAATCTACTTGACTGGGCTTTACCTTTAGTCTTATCTTCTGTATATAACTTACTAAATGCACTAGGAGTTTTTAATTGAGGATTAACTTCCCAGAAATTAGCAGTTGTATCCCACGAATCAATCACTTTCATAGTTTGGATAAGGTATATACTCTCTTACAAGAATAGTATTAAAATCTAAAAAATTATTTCTTTTAATGCTTCTTAACAAAGCATACTTATCTAAGAATCCTTCTACATTAGTAGCTAGTTCTTTAGTACCTTTCTTCAAGGTCCAATACCATTTATTATCTATTGATGAACAATAGTACAATAAAGTATATTTCTTCATTATTGTAAATTTTCTAATTTATAAATTGTAGAGTAAAACAACTCTTCTATACCATCAATCTGATTCTGAACGTATGTATCTTGACAAATAACTTTACGAGTTTCTTTAACATAGTTTAAACAACCTCTTACATAAGACAGTGCACTACCTGAATTATCAAAAGAAGTAGAATAACTATAATCTAATAAACCCATTTTACCTTGCATAGATTCTGCTAAGCTATCTACTAAATCAGGTAATCCATCATATAAACTACCTAAAGCCATATGTGCAGCAAATGCACCTGGACCTTTAGCTCTTAAATGATAAATATGTACCTGAACTGCAGCAGCCATAAGGTAAGCACAAAATTCACCTTCTGAAGATGAACTCATTCTACTAGCCATACTAGCAGATTTCTTTGGAGGAAGTGGAATAGCCATTAATGTAAAAATTTAGGAGTGTTTAAGTTATTAGTTTCTTTGTATTCTTTCTCATCCTTAATATAATTCATATCTACAATCATCATTATATCAAAGTCACGTATGATAGCCCATTCTTTATCATACATTTTGAATACATCTATTTGTCTTCCTTGTAAAGCTACCCAATCACCTACTTTTAATTCAGCAATTGACTCACTTAACTTAGGAGATAGAGCTACTACAGGATGTGCAATAGATTTAGTTTCTTCTGCTCCAGTAGGAAGGTATACTCCGCCTGAAGTTTTTAAATTACGAACATATTCAATAAGAATAAATCCATTTAAAGGTGTAAAATGCTTACGCATTTTTTCGTGTAGAACGCTTTGTTCTGCTGGTTGATTTTCCATTTTTATTTTTAGTTATATTTTGTTTAAATCCTGTAATTTGTATTGTGGTTCCATCCATTTTATAACCCCTCATTTCTTCATAAGGTTCTTCTAAAACTAACCACCCTATATTCTCTACATAAATTCTACATCTATTTAATACAGGTTCCCCTTTATTATTAAAGAAGTAGTCTATAATCTTTAAATCATTTATATCTATAACACTCTTACCTTTTGCATTCCTTTTTACTACTTTTTCTTTAGCATCAGTAAGATTTGTTAGATATGATATTTCTATTGAGGAGCCTCCTCTGTTAAGTTTGGCCATAAATCTTGCGGGCATTTGCTTTTTAAACTTCTACTTTTAGCCTCTAATACACAGCCACATAATGTACACTTAGACAGCATTCCTATTTCTGGAGAAGTATTATTATATCTACAAGGAAGACATATTTCTAATCTCTTTTCAGCAATCTTTTCTACTTCAGGATCACGGTCAATCAGGTTTTTCCACCCCTCTGCTATTTCTGCTAACTTCTTTATCATGTTTTTCTACATTAATAAACTTTAATTTATATTTAGGCACAACAAACTTACCAAACTTTGGTAACAGAATATTATCTCCTTTTTCTTCTCTCATTGTGTTTGCAACATTCTCAAACACACTCCTAAAAGCCAACTCTATCTTACTTTTAGGTATTCCTGTTTCATAAGAAACTTTTTTATAAACTTCATCTAAGTCTATCTTCATTTCTCTGGTTCAAATGCTACAAACAATCTAAACTTATTATCTTTAGGATAATTAGTTAATTTAGGATTTATCTCTTTTCCTTCTATTAATCCTCTATCTCTTAAAGATGCTAATAACTTATTAAACAACTTAGAATTAATCTTCATCTTTTTCCTTATAGCTTCATAAGTTTTTTCATTAAAGATTAAATCATTCAAAATCTCAGGATCATAATGTCTATGAGCATAATGTAAAGTCATCAAAGATGATAGTATATCTATTTCTCCTTTACTTAGGTGTAAAACTGGGTTTAACCAAGTAAGATATGTAGCAAAGAATCTATCTTTAGGTGTCTTAATGGTAATCATATTTCAAAGATAGTTGCAATTTATATCATTAGCAAAAAAAATAGCCTAACTCATTGAGAATTAGGCTAATTATTTTTTTAAGGTTATTTTTCTAGTTATTTACAACTATTTTCTTCTCTGTTGTACCATCATTATACCTGTAAATCAGCAATTTATTAGGTATTTCTGGACTAGGATTACCATAAATATCAGTAATACTTATAACTACTCTAGCTGTAGGTATAGGAGTAGTAAAACTTCCTGTAATCCAAGTACTACCATAAGTACCTGTTGAATTACATTCCTTTCTGAACTGGTATACATAAGTAGTATTAGCTGCTAAAGGACTAATAGTATATTGATTAACTGTATCTCCTACTATCTTAGTAGTCCAAGCTGCAGCAGTAGACTTTTTATATTGTATTTTATATCTTACTCCACAGCTATCATCTGACCAATTAAATCTATTAGAAGTAGCAGTTAAACTATCTAAGAAATAAGCAGGTTGAGTACAATTACATAATGTAGTGAAGTACTTCATTGTAGAGTAAGCAGATAAAGTCGTGCCATTAATAGATGCAATTGCATATTCATAGTTAGTTGAGTAAGTAAGTAAGTAAATAGCTTTAGTTGCAGTATCAGGTAATGTAATATATTTCCAAGTAGGTGATCCTACTATATGATACATAATCTTATATCCTGTAGCACATGTATTTTTAACCCAATTAATAGTAACAGAAGTACCTTTTGGTACAGATACAATACTAGTAGGTGCTTTAAAACATTCATTGATAAGTACTCCTACCTTATAAACTGAATCTCCTGAAGTGCCTCCATTATTATTAGCAGCCATCAATGCTCCACTCATCTTCACTTGTCCTGATCCAAGAGCAGGTGCAATCCAATTCCATGACCATGATGAACTTGAGTTACCACTTGTTGTATGAGTTATGTACTTAGTACCAGTAATTTTTGTTTTAGTGCTATTAGTAATAACCATTGTACCTTTATAATTACCTAAGCTATCTTGAGGACTAGCTTGGAATCCAAATCTTACATAAGTAGGTTTATTTACTGTAGCTGTGAATGTGTAAGTAGTTCCTGGTACATATCCTGTTGATGGGATATTACTAGTAATTTTAGCAATAGATGTATCAGCAAAGACTGCTGTTCCTGAATGACATCCACTTGTAGCACAAGTTCTAAAGTTAGTAGCTTTATCATAAGCATAGCCTGAAGGTGCTCCATCAGGAGAGCTTGAAAGATTGTAAGTTAATCCTAATATAAGTAGGAAAACTGCAATAAATGTAATTGTGTTTTTCATTTTAGTTTAATTTAAATTAATAAGGAGTATGACCATTATAATACCAACGTCTTAAAGTAATTAAGTCACAAGTATCCATACCTGCAGGAGGCATATCATGTAGATAAATTACTCTTTTGTGAAACTTACCATTCTCACAAATCTCATTTAGATTATCATACACTAAATACTCGTGATGACAAGCAGAACAATTCTTAGAAATGATAGGTTTAATATCAGCTTGATAGCTAATATTTGTTTTGCCACAAGGAGTAGCTTCTTCTTCATCCTTATGCTTACAACTTCCTAAGAATAAGCATAGTGTTAACAATGTAATTACGTATTTCATGGGCATAATTTTTAGCTAAAATAACTATTAGTCTTTAAAATACCAAATAGTTATAATTGAACACACCTATAGCCCTGCGGAAATGGGATTTTTTCCAGCCTACCTCTATCTTAATATACCTTGGTTTAGCTCGTCTGAGTAGATGATTCTACTTTTACCTCCAGTATGAGCAATCTCAATCTCGCCCATAGCCTTTAAAAAACATACTGTTTTCTAAACCTTGTGTATATTAGGGTACTTCACCTCTATTTGAGGGTTTATTGCCCCTAGGAGAGTCTAACCATACATGCTAGGTGTCAGCATTGACTATTAGACTAGTCCTATATTCTGCTTTAGAGAGAGGCCTTACGGGACCTCTTTAATTCAACTTTTAAACTTACGGGTTTTAATAAGTAAGAACTCTAACAAATCAAATCTTAGCAAATATAAACTAATAATTTTATAAAACAAGTAGGATATGAAAAAAAATTTACTATATTTGTCCTGTCTGTCATTTGTTTCCTTTCGTGTTAATAGCCTGTAGCCATCCCCTACAGGCTACTTTTTTACTTTATTATCCCCACATTAGATAGTATCTATTGTCCTACCCCTCTACTTGAGGGGTTTCTTTTTTAAAATAAAAAACCCCTGCGGAAGACAGAGGTTTTTTGGGCATGTGGTTTTCAGAATAAAGAACGAGTTGTAAAATTAGCAAAATTTGTTATATTTACAACTTTTGATAATATGATTTTACAACTAAATCCTATGATCCCCATATTTTCCATAGAACACAACATGGAAGGATATGCCTTTCTAGTCATAGACTACTCTCAAGAGCATGATATTTTGTTTACTTGTGCCCTAGACAATGGTGAGATTTGGACCATAAATAACAAGGACCTAAGATTCTGTTGGAATAGATCTTTAGATAGGGTAAAAAAATAATTTTTAAAATTTTTTTGGATTTTTGTAAAAAAATTCTTTAAATTTTTGTGAGGGTGATACACCTATTGAAAACCACCCCTACCTAATATTGAACTAAAATATATCCCCTATTATGGCTACATTAACTAACCTTGGAAAAGGAACAAAAGGAACTGGTGTGAACAATAAAATAGCATTGTGTATCGCACATAAAGATTTAAAGATTGCTAAAAGTATTACATTCTGGGCAAAGGCAGAATTTGGGCCAATAAACTCAGAACATATAATTACTGATGAATTAGCAATTAAATTACTATTGAATTTAGAGAAAAGAACTAATGAAAATGGTGATTTTATGGTGTGGAATGGGAAACTAGATTAATAATCTAGTTTTTTAAGGTCAGTAAGTTTCACACTACTGACCTTATCTTTATCTTATAATATAGCATTAGTTGTAATACCTTAGCAGGTAACATAAAAAATTAGAGTAGGCACATAATAAGCATTGTTGAATTATAGACATGTAAGAACTTATTTGACGTATCTCTTTTATTACAACTATTGCTTTATTACTCAACTTAAATACAATCCAATGCATAGTTGTAATGATACTGTAACCTTAGCAGGTGTATAGTTAATGAAGAATGTGTGAGAGGCTCAAAGGGGCTGAACTCTATAAATATATGACAACTGTTGATACTTAAGTAAATGCTGATAAGGCTATCATTGCTTATTATATCAACAGTAGGAGCAGTCATACATTAACTTTATACAATCATTACAACTATTGCAAAGGATAATAATTATTAATGCACCATAACTCACTTCCCAAGGGTGAGCAGTTGTAGATAGGTCAAATCTTGTAGGGTAAAGTAGCTTATAGTTAAAAGCTAACACAGAGCTGTGCTGGCAAAGTGGTAAGTGAACCCATAGCACAACAAGATTCACTCCTATTACAACTGAGTGCAGAGGGATAATTATATAGCAAATCATCAAAATCTTAACAACTAAACACAACTAAATTAAAATCAAAATGATAGAACAACATTCAAATGGCAACTCTTATCTATTTATAGATAATAGAGTATTTGTTTCACAGTATGATGAAACAATTAAACAAGTAATAACCAAAGAATTAAACTTAAGACATGATAGTTTAACTGATTGGGAAATAGAAAAAATTATTAAACACATTGGTTTTATATTTCCTGATGGATTCAGGTATGTAGTATGTATTCATTCTTATGGTTCTCATTTAAAATGTACATATGATAATCTAAAAGAAGCTTGTGATGAAGCAAATTACTATTATGAAGATAATGGTTATGCATATTTGTTTACTAACAATAAAAATGTAAATGTAAGATTATCAGGTGGAGGTGTATATTACCATCCAAACCCTGACCAAGTATCTGCTTATGCACATCCAGAAGATGCTGTAGAATTAAATCCAATAGATGATTCAAACGAAGAAGAACAAGAAGAAGAATTTTAATATGGCATTACTATTTATCCTTATCCTTGTAGCTGTATGGTATGGCTATAAAGATGGTATTATTAAAGACAATTATCAAGACTCAACATTAAATTAATTAAAAACAAACACAAACATGAACAAAAATTTCACAGCAGATTTAGCCTTGACATGTATCAAGGCTACAATCCTAACACTTATTGTATTAGGAGCAATGGCATCAATGTCATCTTGCACAAGAATAGCAGGTGATAATCCTAGACGACCTATAAAATGGCGTGCAAGAGCATTAAAAAGCAACAGAATAGTATTTGTAACTAATCCTGATACATTAGGTGTATTAGCAGGAGATACAGTTCTTGTTAATTATAATGAACAGAACTACACATATTATATTGCAAATTGTGGATATGCAGTACCAGATACATCATATTTAGATCAATTAGCAGATAGTAGTTTTTATCATTACGAAGCAATTAATGTAGTATTAGAAACACCATATCATTAATGACTACTCAAGAAGCAAGAACTATGACCATCCAGAGATTTACGAATCTTCTGGATGGGACTGTTAGACCTAATATAAGTGCAGGTCAAATAATAGATTATTATCAATCATTGCTTAATAATGATAAACCACAAGTTAAAATGCCATTAGGTAATATAGAACGTCAGTTTAGAGAAGCTGAAATACAAGCAGATTTAGACGATGAAGATGATTACTATGGATTTACTCTTTAATTTAATGATTAAAAAACTCTCATACAAAAAACTTATGGAAAGTAACTATAAACGTATTTATCAGGGTGCTTCAATCAAGGATTTGGAGCACTCTCAACATACTTTAATATCAGATATAGATGCATCAAAGTATGAATTAGAACATTTACAAGAATTTAGTGAGCAATATTTAAATTTAAAGAGAGAAATCTCTGAAATGGAATATGAACTTAAATATGTTGAAGAAATGATTGATTTGTATAATGAAGGTCAATTAAATGGCCTTGAAAATCAATCAAACGAAGAATAGTGTTCTGTGTTTTAGTTTACCCCTATGCATCTCTCATAGTGTATAGGGGTTTTTAAATTCAATAAGCATGAAGAAAATAACTACTACAATAATTAGTATAACTGCACTATATGGTAGTTATACATTTGGTGGATACACATTAGTAATAATAATGTTTTTATTATTGTGTATGCATATTAGTCTTTCTTATCATAATACAGAGAAAGAACAAGATTTTCATATTAATGAAGAAAGAATTCCTGTGATAGGAGGTAAAAGAATCAATTGGGAAGAATATAGAGAAATTCCTCCTGATATAGATATGCAAGCTAGATTAAAATTTGACAGAAACAAATTATAACTAAACACCAATCAAACCAAATGACCACAGACCAACTATTAATGCGATGGGCAGGAATACCTATCGCAAGAATTAATAATGCTTATCGTGATAAGCTTATTAAGAAAATGCACAAAGAACCTACTAAACAATGGTATGGTTATACTAGCACACAATGGCTCAATGCATTTAATGCAAAGGCACAAGTAGAACAACAAACAAGACAGGATAATCTTCTTGCAATAGAGCAAATAGCTCAAATGCGTAGAAGAAAATTCTATGAAACAAATAGAGCAGCAACTAAACTGCTATTAGGCATATGTAAATATGCAAACATTTAATTACTTATGAAGTAAAACAATTGACAACTAACTGAACAAATCATCTAATTAATTAATCAATTTACAAATCAAATTAAAAAATTAAATATCATGGCAAATTCAGTTAAAATCACAACATGCAAGAAAGATTCAAATGAAATCTTAGGCTTATCAACAAATAACCCAGAATACGGATATATCCGTGTTGAAGAAAATGGTGGACTATCATTCGGAAATGGAGGCTGGTTAAACTCTTCTAGCAAGACAGCTTTGATCAAAGGTAAAACAGCTGACTTAAAAACATTTATTCAAAAGAATAATGTTAAAGTTGGTTTTGAGTTACAAGGTCAAATTGTAATCATGGAACAAACTACACCGTTCTATGCAGGACAACAGCCAAAAGTTAACACAAGCACAGGAGAAGTGCTTTATGTAACAGTAAATGGAGTTAAGACTCCAATCTATCGTCAAACAGAGTTTACACAAGATATGACTCGTCAAGACGTAATGTTACAACATGAAAATATCATGTCTGGTGCTGCAAAAGCTATTCAGGCTAATGATATTACAATGGCATAATATCAAATAAAGGTTAGTTGTTAATTGTTTATCAAAGGGGTAGTTTTCTACCCCTTTATTATTAATTTAAAAAATCAAATAACGTGGAAATACAGATAATACACGAAGCAAAATTAGATAATCCAGAAGCTATTGAAGAAATAGACATTTGGTTAGACTTACATATGTTATCTTATGAAGATACATATGACACACCAGGAGGTTCAGATATAACTATAAAACAATGGGGAGTAATCAAAGAACATGAAAATGGTACATTTGAATATTCAGATGAACAACCTAATTGGATAACAGAAAAAATGCTTGATGAAAAAGCAGAAGAAGCATTTGGTCGTTATAAAGATATTGCAGATGAAGACCCATTTGCAGATTACTAATAATTCTTATATTTGTTCATAAATTTAAAAAAAATGACCTATAAAACATTAATCCTTGTTGTAGTCTTGCTGGTAGTAGGACTAGTAACATGGCAAATTGGATGTAATTCCAAGCCACAGGTTCCAAAAGAACCAAAATCTACTGCTGCTTATAATAAGACAGTAGATAGTCTTAAATCATTAATTGCAGATCAAGTAGCTGTACAACAAAGCTATGATATGCAAATATCACAACTAAATGATAGTATTGTGGTATTAAATGAAGTAATTAGAAAGAATGAATTAAGTTTAACCAAAATTAAAACAAGAAGAAATGAAAAAGTTACTGCTGTTAGTAAGTTTTCTTCTCTTGACATCACAAAGTTTTTGTCAGAGAGATACAAAGATTCTATCAAGTAAAGATAGTTTAGTGTATATGCCAAAACAATTGGCAGTATTCCTTATTCAGGATGTAGTTAAATCTGATGCATATGCAGAAGAAATTGCTGTATTAAATGATAACTTACAAATTAAGGATAGAATTATTAATCAACAAGATACTATTATTAGCATCTACAAAAAGAAAGAAAGTTCTTATTTAAAAACTATTTCACTTCATGAAGATACAGAAGCTGAACATACAGTTAAGATTCAAGACTTAACACATAAGTTAGAGAAGAAAAGAAGAACATTACATTTCTGGCGAATTGTAGCAGTAGGTGCGATAGGTGGAATGGTAGGTATTCATTATAATTGGAAATACGGACAATAATTTTAAAAATAAATAACATGACAACAAAAGGATTAATAGTATTAATGTTAGCAGGATATGCAGTAACCATATGGATTACTTATGAAATTTTAAAAGTATCTATTAAAGATGCTTTAAAAGAATTAAAAGCTGCTGAAAAGAAAGCTGCAGAAACAAAAGTACAAGATTAAAATATTGTGGAGGGTGCTAAATATATTGAATAAGCACGAAGGTTATGAGTAAACCTGTTCACCTCCACACAATATTTTTTAGCTAGGTTAGTGTAAGTAGCTTAAAAACTACCACTGGGAAACATCCTGAATATAAATATGCGTGATTCAGGGGATAGGAGTTCGAGTCTCCTACTTAGCACAAATTCATTAAAATATGGAAGAACTAATAGACAAATCAAAGCAATTAACTTCATTATTAGAAGAACTGAAGCAAGTAACTGATGCAGAAAAGTATAAGTATATAGTAAAATTTGAGTATAAACTAGGTGATGAAAATGTTTACTCAATATACAATAATGAAGAAAAGAAATTTATTAAGTATGATAAGTTAGATAAAGTAAAAAGTTACTTTAATCTACGCAATGTAGCAGAATCAGACATTTATTATTCACAATTTGTAAAGTAAAAAGCTCACAATTTGTAAAATGGACAGAGACAAATACAGACGGGAATATTACAATCCACCTAAACCTAAACAACAACCTGCAATAGATAATAAAGTAGGTAATAAAGGTTTAATAATTATTTTATTAGTTCTTATATCAGTAATAGGATTTATAATTCATAGTTATAGAAAAAGAACTAAAATTGAAGAAAATGCACTACAAATAGGACAGATGTGGAAAGAACAGATTATACAACAATCTATCTATACATTACAACCTGAAACAATAGTAGTCAAAAAAGAAATTATTGATTTGGATGACCATAAAGTATATTATCATCAGATAGAACCTGAAACAACATATACTTTTTATGAAGCAGACCCATATACATTTAAACAAAATTCATATAAAGTAAAGAACTAATGAACGGACTATTAAGAGCAGCTAAACTATCTACATATAAAGAGATAGATGAAATTCTAGAAGAATTCAGAGCTATGGAAAAAAGTATCAGAGATACTAAAAGGCAAGAAGCATTTGAAAAGATGAATCAATTAAATCCAATGGGAGATGGTCTAGAAATTAAAGAAATTATGATTAACTTGCAGAATGAATTAGATATGTCTAATTCAATTGAAGCAGCATTATTAGCATTCACAAATCGTATAAAATCATGATAGATGTAATAGTTATATTCTTTATTGTAGGAGTAATGTTCCTATGTTTAAATGTAATAATTAGTAATCTTATTGCACATTCAAT